TTTCAAAGATTCTGCACATCCTAATTCAATTATCGGGCTTGTCGCAGGGTGCTTCAAAGGTGCAGAAGAATCTTGGGCAGGTCAATCGAATAATGAATGGTGGAAGGGTGTCGTAGTCAAACGTGAACTAGAGAATGGTGTGTATGAACCTGAGTTTATTTCATTGAACACCATCCGTAAACTCTATGGGGGAAGGGATGTTTGATTATCAGGGTCAATTAGATTTACTAATAGAAAGTTATGGACTAGCACAGTTATTAGAACAGAATGATATAACAGAGAACGTTGTTCTTGAGTTGTTGATTGAAAGAGGAGACATAGACTTGGGGGATTACTTCTTCAAGGACATGCCATTGGATATACTAGAAGAGGAGTTAGAATATGATCAATGAATCCTGGGAATACTACAAAGAAGTTTACAAAGACATGATAAGTCTTGCTCAGTATCAGAGTGCTGCAGCTAAGACTGCAATGTACAAACACAATCACAAGATACTTTACCCTGCACTTGGACTAGCAGGTGAAGCAGGTGAGGTAGCAAACAAAGTAAAGAAGATGTTACGAGATGATAATCTAGATAAGAACGCTATTGAATCTGAGCTAGGAGATGTCTTGTGGTATGCGGCTATGTTGTCTAAAGATTTAAATATACAGTTACATGATGTAGCTATGAAGAATCTAGAGAAACTATATGGACGTAAAGAACGTGGAACTATACAAGGGGATGGTGACGAAAGATGAACAATTACTTGCCAACTGACTACCAAGCTTTTATACATACTTCAAGGTATGCTCGTTGGCTTGAGGACGAGGGGAGACGTGAGTCTTGGTCAGAGACAGTAGACCGCTACATGGGTAACGTTGTTGGTTATGACATCGATCATAAGATATACAACGAACTAAGAGAAGCAATACTATCTCTAGAAGTTATGCCTTCTATGAGAGCCATGATGACTGCAGGTCCAGCTTTAGAAAGAGATAATACTGCAGGATATAACTGTAGTTACCTACCTGTAGATGATCCAAAGTCCTTCGATGAAGCTATGTTCATTTTGCTCTGTGGCACTGGGGTTGGGTTCAGTGTCGAGAGGCAGTTTGTTTCTAAGCTCCCAGAGATACCAGAACTCTTCGAGAGTGATACTACCATTGTGGTAAAGGACAGTAAGGAAGGGTGGGCTAAAGCTCTTCGACAAGTTATTGCTCTTCTCTATAGTGGTGAGATTCCTAAGTGGAATGTTAGTAGGATCAGACCTGCAGGTGCTAGATTAAAAACGTTTGGTGGACGTGCTAGTGGACCTGCTCCTCTGGTAGACTTGTTTAACTTTGTAGTTCATGTATTCAAAGAAGCGCAAGGACGTAAGCTATCAAGCATCGAAGCACACGACATCATGTGTAAGATAGGTGAGGTAGTTGTAGTAGGTGGTGTTAGACGTAGTGCTATGATCAGTCTGTCTAACCTATCAGATGATAAGATGCGACACGCTAAGTCAGGAGAGTTTCCTGCTCACAGATACTTAGCTAACAACAGTGTAGCATACGTAGAAAAACCAGATAGTCTTTCATTCATGCGTGAGTGGATGGCATTAGTAGAATCAGGAAGTGGAGAGAGAGGTGTATTCAATAGGCAAGCAAGTAAGAATCAAGCTGCAAAGAATGGCAGACGTGATCCTAACTACGACTTCGGAACTAATCCCTGTAGTGAGATTATTCTTAGGCCGTATCAGTTCTGCAATCTTACAGAAGTTGTTGTCAGGGCTACGGATAGTGTGGGTGATCTGGAGCGAAAAGTCCGTTTGGCAACAATACTGGGAACTATACAATCCACATACACCAACTTCCCTTACTTGCGAAAAGTGTGGCAGAGGAATACAGAAGAAGAACGACTGCTTGGTGTGTCATTAACTGGTGTCCAAGACAATCCACTTATGACTACAAAGAACAAAGGATTAGACAAGACACTAGAAAGACTTCGTGAGGTTGCTGTAGTTACTAATGCTGAGTGGGCTGAACGTCTTGGCGTTAACTGTAGTGCAGCTATAAGTTGCAATAAGCCTAGCGGAACTGTCTCCCAACTTGTTGACTCTTCTTCTGGCATCCATGCTAGGTATAGTCCTTACTATATCCGAACAGTAAGAGGTGACAACAAAGACCCTCTCACTCAGTTTATGAAGGATCAAGGTATACCAAGTGAGCCATGTGTTTACAAACCAGATCAGACTACGGTGTTTAGTTTTCCAGTACAAGCTCCAAACAATGCCGTAGTAACATCTGACTTGTCAGCTATCGATCAACTAGAAACGTGGTTGATGTATCAACGTCATTGGTGTGAGCACAAACCTAGCGTTACAATCAACGTCAAGAAGGATGAGTGGTTTGAGGTAGGTTCATTTGTATACGAGCACTTTGATGAGATGTCTGGTGTAAGTTTCTTACCATACGATGATCACATCTATCAGCAAGCACCTTATCAAGAGTGCAGTAAAGATGAATACAAAGAACTTATGAAGACGATGCCCAAGAGTATTGATTGGACTAAGCTATCAGAGTATGAGTCAGAGGATACAACTAAGTCTAGTCAAACATTCGCATGTACTGGCGAGTCATGTGAGATTGTAGACATATCAGCGTAGGAGAACTTGATGGGAAACAGCGGTATATACTGGATAGATTCAGTCTTTGATGCTTGTGTTTTATTTCTGTTGTGGTCAGCTAAGATGATGGGGATTACATACGAAGAAATAAATGTATATCTTTTTTGTATTGCAGTTCCGTTGATAATAGTGTATCAACATTATAGAATCAAGTACCTAAAGAGGAGAGCCTATGGCTAACTGTGAAATATGTGAGAGGGTGTTGGATGATGATGGTGTTTGTGGTGAGTGTATTGAGATTGGTCCAGATCAAGTCAACAACCCTGTCCACTACAACCATAGTGGGATAGAATGTATACAAGCTATCGAAGCTATGACTGAGAATATGTCTGGTAGTATAGCACCACACGCTGCCAATGTCCTCAAGTACCTCTGGCGTTGCGAGTACAAGAATGGTTTAGAGGATATAGACAAAGCTATCTGGTATCTCAATAGACTACGCAAGAGATGGACTCAGACACACAAGTAAGAAAAAACCCCCAAGGAGAAATCCAAGGGGGTTTATTTTATTTCTTTTTTCTTTTCTTACCAGAGGCGGTTACTGACCACTTGACTCTTTTTGGTCCTGTTTTCTTTCTGGCTTCACTCTTTGATATTTTTCCTGCAACTGCTTTAGGTCTACACGCAGGGTAGCCTCTGCGCTTATCTTTCTTCCCTGACCTTCCACACTTTTTTCCTGTCTTGACATCACGCCAATCCTCTTTGAACCATTTACCTAAACCACCTTTAGCCATATCACTTCTTCTTCTTTTTCTTCTTAGATGCTCTAAGTTTTTTCATGTCAGCCGAAGTAATTTTATTTCTAGGGGGTGCTACTGCAGCCAGTTTCTTTTGTTTAGGTGAGTACTTTGAATAAGGCATTACGTCTTCCTCTTCTTTACTCTGTTGTCCTTGCCTCTCCATCCACCGCCTTTAGACTTGTACCACTTAGCAGCCCAAGCATTTGCGTATGCTGAAGGATATACCTTGAACTTCTTCTTAGCTTCTCTCTTGGCTCTAGCCCACAGAGCAGGTTTTGTAGGTGTAGGACTCGCCATGACTAAGCCTTACAATTACAGTCAGGTCCACAATTTTTATTTAATATTGCACAACCTATTCTTTTTAAATATCTCAATATCCATTTTATTTTATTCATGTTGAAACTCCTATTTCTACACAAGTGCCTTGTGAAAAGACACCTCTTGAAGTAAACATATCTACCATACTACGCATCTCTATACGACATTCTTCTATAGTTCTGTATAAGTTTTCATTGTTGACTGTCAGAGTACACGTTGTTGAATTGGTAGGTGACACACAGAACATTACTATAGCTAACCACATTATAAAACTGGAGTCGTTAGTACTAAGTATGCAATTAAACACATCCATATTGTTATAACTGCAGCCATTGTAGTTGTTTTCATTTTATATCCTTTACCATTTTACTTTAGCAGCCCA